AACATTGACACAAAAAGTTATAGCGCCGTTGTTATTGCAGGCGTGGCGGTCCCCTAATCAGTACGATGTATTCGGCGCGTGGGTTATGGTCGATTGGTACGGCGCGATTAAACCTTCGACCGATATGTTAAAACAGGGTAAAGGTTCCGAATTACTTTTAAAAATGGGACTATCTACACACGCGCGCGAAGCACGGGGCGCGACCGGTACTAAATTTACGCAGAATATAAAACGATTAAAAACGGAAAATGCTTTAAAAGCCGAAGCAATGCGACCGCTTTTAGAATTACAAAAAGAATTCGGAACGATTGAAACCGACGCGGCGTTAGAAGCAGTAAATGAAGCGGCGACAATATTACAGTTAGTAGCGGACGATTTGAATAATGCCACCTAGACGTAAATTTCAATTTAGTAATAATCAAGCGTTCGATATTGCAATCGGGTTAGGGTTAATCGAAGGTGTAGACGAATTTTCTACAGCGGGTTTTTCAGGTGAGACATTAACAGTCGGTGAAGAAACCGACATTACTACAATACCCCGTATAGATTTAGACACGACTACTATACCGGGATTCGCCGAAATATTTTTACCGAATAATAACGGCGAAGCTATGGAAATTAGTAGCGACGACCCGGCGGATACAGGCGATGTTCAAATATTCGCGTTAGGTCCGGGCGGTACGTTGTTGGCGCCTTTCGAATTAACGTTACAAGGTACTACACCCGTCGCGTTACCGGGTCTACCGTCACGTATTAATTTTATGCGTAATTTTAGCCCGGCGGGATTTGACGGTACTATTACAATACGCGCCGCCGGTGCCGGTAACACGTACGCTAATATGTTGGCGATATATCAAAATATGACGACTTGCCACTACACCATACCCGCCGGTAAGAAAGGGTTATTAAAAACGGCGGTCGGTTCGATGCGTAAACAAGGCGGAACTGATACTGCTATGGCGATATTAATACATGTAAAACCGATGGAATTTGTAAAATATAATCACCCGTTTGGTTTCGGTTTACAACGAAGCGGCGCAACTACAGTACCGCTTATTAACGCCTACCCGGAAGCTATCGACGGTCCGTTCGATGTAGGTATGTCCGCTAACGCGTCGGCGTCTGGTGCGGAAGCGGCGGGACGTATTGCCGGTTTAATAATTGACATTTAAATATTATGGAGAGTAACATGCAACCAATTATAAGAGGGTTACGATAATGTGGCTATTAGAATTACAAGTCCGACTCGCGTTAGAAGCGGCAATCGCTGCAGGTGCGGGACCTAACGACGAACAACAAGCGCAACTCGAAGCGTCGAACATGTCGGCATTATCCGATAGTGCATCCCGGATATTTAAATCGGCGGGTAATACTGCAGAAATTTCGGTAACGGGTGTACTCACAAACAAACCTAATTTTATGGCTACGTTATTCGGTGGTGGTAACACCACATACGCGGATATTATTAGCGCTATCGGTACCGCCGAACAAGACCCTTTAATCGAAAAAATCGAACTCGCTATCGATAGCCCCGGCGGTGAGTTTGCCGGGTTGTTTGATTTAATCGAAGTTATGGAAGCGGCACGAAAACCCATAACCGCCATGGTGTCTAATATGGCAGCGTCCGCCGCGTATGCAATCGCCGCCGCGTCTGATACCATAGTCGCGCGTAATCAATCCGCGCGTTTTGGCAGCGTTGGTATCGTGGTCGACATGCGACTCGACGCGAATAAAGTTTCTATTACAAGTACGAACGCACCTAACAAACGCCCGGACGTTTCGACGGACGAAGGTGTCGCGGTGGTACGTGCCGAACTCGACGGGGTCCATGATTTATTCGCCATGTCGATAGCAAACGGGCGCGGGACGTCCGTAGACAAAGTTAATGCAGGATTCGGACAAGGCGGTATGTTCTTAGCTGAAGAAGCGTTAAAACGCGGTATGATTGACAGTGTAGCGAAAGTACGGTTACAATCTGTCAAGAATACTAACACAACTCAAACCGCCGCTAACGGCGGGGACAACATAAAGGTAAAAGTTATGGATTTAGCAAAACTTAAAGCCGAACACCCCGAAGCGTATAGCGCGGCGGTTGGTGAAGGTGTAGCACAAGAGCGCGACCGTGTAGGTGCACATTTAATTATGGGCGAGTCGTCCGGTGATATGGTTACAGCTATCGCAGCATGTAAAGACGGTACAGAAATGACCGCAACTATGCATGCTACTTATTCGTCTGCAGCTATGAACCGTACCGACGTTAACGCAGCCGCAGCCGACGACGTAGCCGCAGCCGCAGCCGCAGACAATGCAAACGCCGAAGAAGATGCCGTAGATACCGACGCGGAAGCAATCGCGAGCGGTATCGAAGCACGTTTCGGAACTGATACGGGGGATAAATAATCATGCCTAACTTAACTACAACTAACGTCGACCTCGGTAACGTTGTTATGGAAGGTGTCGCGGACCACGACGAACTATTAACCCTTGTCGGTGCCGATGATATTGCCGAAGGTACTATCCTCGCGCGCGATTCTGTATCGCTTAAACTGGTATTGTTTGTTAAAGGCGGTATCGCAAACGAAAATGGTATCCCGAAAGTAGTTTTAACCTATCCGGTTAGTGCTGCAGGCGCGGGCGACGTTGCTATTCGTGCGTTGCAAAAAGGCAAGGTTAATTTTAACCGTTTAGTTATTGACGCCGACGGCGATAATACTAATGTCGATGCTGCAGTTATGGACCAATTACGCGACTACGGTATCGAAACCCAAAACGTACAAGACCTTTCAATTTTGGATAATCAGTAATTTACTGTTAACCATTTAACTCAATAGGAGTAAATTACCATGAGTGACGCAACAACTAAACGCATGATACGTGCGTATAATCAAATGGCAGCGCCTACGCTGTTTTTATCCGGGATGTTTCAGTCCCCGGCGGAAAACTTCCATAGTTCCGAAGAAGTCGAAATCGATATTATTCGTAGCGACGAGGAAGTTAGTATCGTAGTACAAGATTTATCGACCGGGTATCGTATGAATTCGGACGACCTGTACACGAATAAAGGATTTAAACCGCCGATTAATAAAGAAGCGATTAACATTAATTCGTTTGACCTTCTTAAACGGACCGCCGGTTCTAACCCTTTCGAGTCGTCTAATTTCCGTCTGGATATTATCGCGCGTATCTTTAAAGGTATGACAAAAATCGAAGCGAAAATCCGCCGTTCTATGGAACTGCAGGCGTCGCAGATTTTGCAAACCGGTGTATTAACGTTAATCGATAGCGCGGGTACTGCGTTGTATACGCTTGACTTTAAACCTAAAGCGACACATTTCCCGACTGCGGGTATTACGTGGGGCGGCGCAACTTCCGTACCACTTGACGATGTCAGCGCACTAGCGGAAATTATCCGTAACGATGGTTTAGGGGACCCGGACGAAATTATATTCGGTGTAGACGCGTTTAATGCTTTCATTACCGACGATAGTGTTAAGTCATTGCTAGATAATCGTCGTATGGATACCGGCGCGGTTGTGCAAATGCAGAAACGCGGCAATGGTGGTACATATCGCGGTTGGGTCGAAATCGGTAACTACCGTTACGACATGTGGACTTATGGCGGACGTTATAACCACCCACAAACCGGCGTTAAAACTCCGTTCCTCGACCCCGGTAAAGTTATCGTACGCGATAGCAGCGGGCGCCTCGACGCTACATTCGGTAGTATCCCTAATATCGGTAAAGAAATGGGTGTAACAGGTCCTAACTTGTTGCCTGAATTACCGGGACGTATTAGCAATGAAGGCGGTAACATGGATTTATTTGTTAACGCGTGGTTGTCTACCGACGGCGAGGTACTTAACGCAGGTATCGGTATACGCGGTCTGTTAATTCCGACCGCTATTGATACTTTCGGTTGTTTGGATACCGGACTGTAATAACACCATAAACCGGGGCGGCTAACACTTCCCCGGTTTATCATTTTCTAATTAAACATAGGGTTTAAAATCATGGCAAGTAATAAAGACATAATCACAGAAATTACCGCAATCGCAATCGAAAAAGGCGTCGACGTTCCAGTAACGGAAGGTTTAAACAACAAACAATTAGCGGCAACGCTTAAAGGTATGAAAGGACCTGCAGTATTACCCGCCCCGGCAAAACCTGCAGATAAAGACGACGTCGTCGAACCTGCGAAGGTTAAACGACCACCGTTTTATATTTGCGACGGTAAATCGCTAACGACTCTAAAAGGTATTTTAGGACCGGGCGACGAAGTTAAAGCAGATTATTTAATCGACGGTAAAGACGGAATTGACCGCCACCGTAAAGACGGTGTAATCGCTAAAGCGTAACCGGATTAAATACAGTGGGGATAAGAGAATTAGCCGAAGCCGATAACCGTATTATTTTAAACGATAGTACATCCGGCTTCGGCTATTCTATTGTATTAACGGACCCCACGGGCACCGCAGTACCGTTAACAGGTTTTTCTAATGATATCAGTCAAGTTATAGACCCGGACACCGGGGTCGCCGTTAGCGGACGTCTAGCGACTGCAGCGTTAAATATAAATGATATCATTGCAGGCGGTGTAACATTGCCGAAAGGCATAGCAGACGCCGGGTCGAAACCGTGGTTAATAACGTTTTCAGATATTAATGGAAACATTAATACTTTTAAGGTTTCAAAATCCGACCCGGACCGAACTATCGGTATGTTAATTTGTACACTTGAATTTTATAAGGTCGCGACCGGTGAATTTTTGGAATGGGTCGTCGGCGATTACATGGAATGGATAACGGGCGAACCTGTAGAGTG